ATACTGTTTCTCAGTCAACCAACCTTTCAGGCGCACAATTATTCTCCATGTGCCGTATTTTGGCAAGTCCTGTTACTTTAAGTTCTGGTAATGTATTTCTTGTGTGGCATGGGCATGGTGTTGCTACGGCTCTTGAAACTTATGCCAATGGTGGATTAAGACTTGCTGTTGCTGGGAGTACTTTAGCAGACTGGAAAGCGTGGGCGGTAGGAGGCAAGGATGTGCCCCCTTTTCCTTATGCAAAATGGGTAAATAATCCGATAGACCCCACAGTATCTTCAGAATATTCAAATGGTACTCCTCCTACGGGGGGAACAAGCATCTATGGGGTTGGTAGTGCTGGAAGATTAGGGAGTCTTGCTGTTGCTAAAGGACAGCCTCATGTTGTGGATATAATTAGGTATGGTAGGGCAGAGGCAAGAATATATGGCGGTTCTTTAGCTGATGGTTATGCCACATTTGCTGGGTTTGCCGCCGCCAATGATGCCACATCAGCAAGGTGGGGTTTAATACAGACAACAGATGGTGGTTATTTGTGGAAAGGTTTACTGACACTTGGGTATTCAAGTGCTGTTCAGTTTGTGGATACAAATAAGAATATCTTTATTCAAGATACTCGTAAAGTGACTTCTGGGTTCAATAAAATAGAAATAAGACAAGCAACATCAGTAGTTAATTTGACAGGCGTTAACTTTATTTGTGTATCACCAAGCACTACTGCTTCTAAAGGTGCTTTGGAAGTAATTGATAATGCTGATGTAGATTTCACTGGTTGTTCTTTTACAGATATGCTTACTTTTGTATTCCTGGCTAATAGCACCTTAACAAACACAACATTTAGAAGATGCGGACAGGTTACTCAAGGTAATGCGGTGTTTACAGGATGCACATTTGAAGATTCAACTGTCGCTTCCTCTTTATTATCAGACAACCCAAGTGATATTAGTAACTGCACCTTTTATTCGGATGGAAGCAATAATGCCATAGAAATAAATACTGCTGGTAACTATGATTTTAATGGTAATAATTTTTATGATTATGACACTACAGATGGGGGAGCAAATGCGGTTATACACAATACTTCTAATGGCACAGTAACCCTTAATGTAACTACTACGGGGGTTGGAACTATATCGGTAAAGAATACTGGGGCAAGTTCAGTTACTAATATAGTTAGCTCTAAAACTTTAACAGTTACCGTTAAAGATGAGAACAATGTGGTAATTCAAGGAGCGCAGGTTTATATTCAGAAATCAGCTTCGGAAACAACGGAATATGGACACCCTGCTAATCCTTATTCTTCTCATGCAACAAATAACGTAAGGGGAGATTTAACTTTTGATATTACTCAAACAATAGAGGGCGATAATCCTACTGCTGGTTGGTTGGTAGTAAAAGATAATGCTGGTAAAACAGAGCAGACATATAGGTATTTAGCAAAGAGCGGTAGTACCTTTACATTAAAAACAGCTATTACGGGAACGGATGAAGGTGGCGGGACTTCAACCACAATAGTTGATACGGGGGTTGAGGCTTTGGATATTGTGGAGGGAGATACAATTTACAATACCGACAGCCCTTATAATTGGGCAATAGTTGTATCAAAGGCTACTAATTTAATAACAACTACCCCTCTTTCTGAGGACGCTTCTTGGGCAAGTAAAAATTATGCCATACATAAATTAGCAAAGACTTATGCGACAGGAGATACCGCAACCGTTCCTTTAATGAATGAAGAAACAAATGCGTCAGGGATTGCTTCTGAAAGTTATAACTATGGCGGTGAGATGGATGTAGATATTAGAGTAAGGCTTTCAACAGGGACAACTAAATATTTTCCATATAAAACTACAGCAACGATTGATGGAAATATAAGCGTAACGGCTGTTTTAATACAGGACACAATCATAAGTTAATACAACCCTCCTCTTGACAATTGGTTTTTTGGTAGAATAGTATTTATTTAATTACTGCTATGAGTATAAAAAATGCTGTTGGAACCAGGGAGAAGCACATAAAGGCACTTGAAAAATCTCTTTTGGATAAAAAGTTAAAAAATAAAGAAAAAAAACAAATTGAAAGTTTGATTAAAATTCTTGAAAAAGAGATTAAGGAATTAGAGGGTAAATAATTAAAATATGGCAATTTTAGATGACTTCAAAATTAATTACGATGTTCGTAAGATAGAACATATATCTGGTACTACTGTTTATACGGTCAAAGCTCTTTACACAGCGGTTCTTCAGGCTTTAGACGACCTTGGTGGAATGGATGACCTTGTTCCAATGTCAGCACAGACCCCTAACGCATACAGAATGATTAATGGTTGGTGGCTTGATATTTCTCCTCAAAGTTATGCTCAAAAGTATCTTGGCGGTGGTTCTATTGATACTGTTGGTTATGATGCCGCTATTTATAACGATGGTATTAGGCTTCTAAAGTTTGATTCTGCTACTTATGTAAATGCGGTAGCAGGAGATATTGGTAGAGAAGTTGGATATGCTGGTGGTACACCTTCCGATACAGGAACTTTGCTTGGTTACAATAATACTTTGAGATGGTGGTGGGTAAGAGTAGATGATACGGGTGATACTTTTGCTAACGATTCAACTGCTCTTGATTTGGATAATGGTGCGGGAACAGGTGGAGGAGATGATTTACTTGCGGCATCAACTACAGGAGAAGAACTGTATACTAACCTTTACACAATTGGTACCTTGGCAACCTCTCCAAGTCCACAGGTTTATATCTTCCAAGATGGCTCTCGTATTGCAGAGTGGTCAACCCTAACTAATTGGGACAGAGGAGCAATTGACGTTCTTATTCAAGTTAAAAGAGCGGGAACTCTAATTGGTACTGCTAATTCAGCTTATGAACCAGGGTTTGTGACAGTGTTTGCAAGACAGTACGCAGATGAGTATTCACACTCTGTTGCTGACCTTACTGGTGGAGGTTCGGTACCTGTGGCTTTGGGTACTAAAACAGATATTAACAACACAGGGGGCAGTCATTACTTATTAGTTCTTCACACAACTCTCCCAAGCGTGGGTGCAACAATTACAGGAGGCACTTCTGGTGCAACAGCAGAGGTTATTGCAGTTACAGACTGGACAGGTGAGGGTTTACTTGAATTAGGAAATGTAACAGGAGTGTTCCAAACAGGAGAAGCAATAACAGGTACAGGTGCTTCTGGCGTAACAGCCAACGGAACTCTTGGCGATACTTATATTACATATACAGATGAAGCTACTGGTCCTTTCACAGTCGGTTCTATTCTTAACGGCGGCTCAAGTGGTGCCCAAAGAGAGATAAAGGGACTTCAAGATGACGGTACAACAGGAAAGATGGTTTTGATGGCCGATGTCGCTTATGATGTTGATGTTGATTACTACAAGAAATATACGACAGTTGAAGCTTTGTCAGAAACCCCCTCTGGGGCTACTGGTAATGCGGGAGTAGGAGATGGTGTTTATGCTTCAACAACAGTATCTTCTGGATATGGTGATATAGGTCTTTGGTTTGTAAATGGCTATATTGATGTTACTTCTACCACCACTTTCACGGTAGGCAAGAAAGTAACAGGTGGAACTTCAGGCGCTACTGGCTGGGTATTAGAGAAAACATCAGGAACAAGATTAACTCTTGGAAATATAGTAGATGGTTCAACCGCATGGCAATCAGCTGAAGCAATTACCGATAATGGAAGTGGTACTTCTACTACAACCTCGGTAGTAACCCTTGATAAGAATTTAACGAAACAATTCTTAAATGAAACCGCACAGCCTTACAATGTAATTGCTGATTTGAATAGCAGAACAGTCCAGGAGCTTTACGAATATCTAAAATATGTAACAGGAGATACAAATGCTACACAAATGTATCCTTTGTATGAGCTAACGGGCGGTTCTACTTTGGGGAGAGAAGTGTTTGACGGACAAGAATATTTAGCGGCGTATCGTGATGAAGATGACACTAATACTTATGCTCCAGTATCAGTATCTCCTTTTGGCACTTTTGCTGGAGGTGTTTTCTTCGGAGCTAGAGGTGTTTGGATTCAAGACGTAGCGGCGGCGGATGCTCAGGCATATCAGTTAACCGATGAAGATGGAGATATTAATACTCCTCCTAATTATCAGGCAATTGAGGTTACAAACCTTGTTTCTGGTGATACTGTAATGGTAGCAATTTCAGATGGAACAAATAGTGAAGTGGTAAACGATGCTTACTTTACTTCACACGCAACAAATAATGGTGCGGCGGATACTACTTTTGAAGTTCAAGAAGCTATCCCTAATGATACTCCGTCAACTGGTATTTTAAGGATAGTAAAGTTTGGAGATGCGGCGGCTAACGAAAGAATAGCTTATACAGGTTGGTCGGGTAGTATATTTACTCTCGGCTCATCTCACGCAGGTGGTTATGATGGAAGTGATACTGCTTATGTACCTTATATTGACGCAACTACCTCAAGTACAAGTGAAGACGTAATAGTGGTATATGTATCAACAAGAAATATTGTGGCTCGTGTAAGAAGGTCAACATCAGCGACAAAGATACTTCCGTTCTCACAGGCTTCAACTTTCCCAGCAACAGGGCGTTCAATTGCCGCCATTAGAACTCCTGATACTATTATCAGCTAATATGCAGAAACCTACTTACGATAAAGAGGCGCTTCTCAAGGCCATCGTAAATATGGAGAATAATATACAGATGTTTGAAGACGAAATTGCTAAATTGAAAGAAACAATTATAGAGTATAAAATGTTAGCAAAGGAAACAGAATACAATGGCAACCCTAACATTCAACAAGAACACCCGAGTGATGGAGGTAGCCCTTCCAGCGACGGAGATAACGATTCAGGAAATAGTTGACCAGATAAGAGATTTTGAAGATGAACCCTCTCCTTCAGGCGGAATGGATATACCCCATATTTTAGATGCCGCTGGTAAGCAACCTCTTGGCGGAACTGATTCCGTGGGTATGACAATTACTTTGCGGGATTGGACCATTAAATTTGCAGACAGAGGTGGCCCAGACTGGGTAACTTGTAACATCAGGGGTGGAAACATTGTTGCTTATAACACTACTACTCAGGAATATGTAGTACCAATTACTCCTGCTGAGTATGTAAATACAAATATTACTGCTTCTTCTTCAGCTACATTATCAGAGCAGTCTTCCATACAATTTAGTTCTTTTCAAAACATGATTACGATAGATGTGGCAAACGGCACTGCGGGTACAGCTTTCCCCATAGGAACTTATGAACAGCCTGTAAATAATTTAGCTGATGCTCAAACAATAGCGATAGAAAGAGGACTAAGTATGTTACATATTCTTGGTAATATAACCCTTGGGGCCAGTGCAAACATTGATGGATATGAAATTGTCGGACAAAATTCCACATTGAGCACAATTACAGTAACGGGTGGGTGTTCTACGGAGGGAACAGAATTTCTTGACTGTGAATTACAGGGAACTCTTGATGGAAGTACAAAATTACGAAATGTAGATATATTAAACTTAAGTGGATTTAAGGGGCACGCAGAATTTTGTTGTTTGGGGGGGACCATAACTGTTGCGGGTACTTCTTCAGAGCAGGCATTACTTACAGACTGTCATCAGGGAAGCGTTGGAATTGGGGCAATAGAAATTAACATGAACGGGGACAGTGGTGCTTTAGCTATGAGAAATTATTCTGGTGCAATCAAAATCACAAATAAAAGCGGTTCTTCTAAGGCGGTTTTTGACTTTGCTCAGGGGAGAATTGAGTTGGCAAGTTCAATAACTGCTGGAGATTTTATATTAAGAGGAGTTGGTATAATCACGAGTAATGATGCAACTGGCATAAATTTAGATACTTCTGGACTGGTTAGTCCTTCTTCTGTTGCAAATTCAACATGGGATGAAACTACGGCTGAGGCAAGAACACAAGGTTCTTATGGAAAACACCTTAGAAGGATTAGAAACCAAACCGTGTAAGCCCCAATTGACAAATTAATCTTTGGTGGGCTATCGTTAAATTACAGTTTCTTTAGGCGAGCACCGCCGCTGGAACCCCATTTTTAAAAGGTGGGGTTTTTTATTGCTAAGCGATTATTATGGCAAGACTAACCGTAGAAGAAATAATGCAGTCAATAGCTGCAACCGTAAACCAGGAATCTGATGCGCCTGATTCAGGGGGAGCAGAGTTCAACTTGTGGCTTAAATTTATAAACAGGTCTTATTTTGAATGGGCAGAATCCAACGACTGGGAAGAACTTCGGGAACACTTTTATCCTGCAGTGACGGGAACTAGCCAAGCAACCCTTACTCTTCCTCTAAATTTTAGAAAGATGGCTGCTGCTCCCCGCCTTTATGTGGTTAGTGGGTTGGCTGAAGGTGAAGAATTTCCTGATATTCCTGAAGAGGAAAAAGGACTTTATACTACTACCGACAAATATGTATACCAACTTGGAAACTTTCAAGATGGACATAGTTTGATTTTTCACCCAGCAACTCTTTCGTCGGGCGCATCAATTCAAATTCAATACTATTCAACCCCAACATCACTTGCTTCTCCTTCAGAGGTGCCCAAAACTTCTGATTCTCAGTTCCTAATTGACAGAACAATTTCTTATATTCTCGAAGCCCGTTCTGACCCCAGGTTTCAACAACAGGAAGCAAAAGCGAGGGAAAAGCTTATGCAGATGGTCGAGGCGGCCAACCTGGCGAAGTACAATTCGTATGGCAACCCCCAGTATGTGCAAGCTGCTCCCTTAAGAAAGATGGGATTCAGGATAGGGAGAGATTAACATACTATGCCATTAGCAAAACTTAAAACACCACCATTCAAACCTCCGCGTGATGCTATTGTAACGTGGAACACCTGGAGAAAAGGGCTCAATACTCTTCTGCGAGAAAATGAGGTTGATGCTGCCGAAATGACCCAATCAACCAATATTGTGCTTATTGGTTCTGGTGTTCCAACAAAAAGATGGGGAAGTCAAGACTTCTATCTTTCCGCTCCTACTGGATATGGTCGGTTCCTTGGCGCATATAAGGATTCAAGTGAAAATAGAGAGGTTCTTTCAATGACCAGCTGGGGATATCTTGTTAAAAAATCTGGCGCCTCCTACGCAATGATTGGTGGTGCTTCATGGCCTTCTGCTTCTTATGTTGAAGGGATACAACTTGGAGACAAAGTTTACATAACTTCTGAAACACGAGAGATGGTTAAATACGATTTCAGTACCCTAACTAGCTTTGTTACCCTTTCAACTCCAGCAGGATTAACTGCAACAAACCTTTCTCTTGCGACGGGAACAACTCAGTGGTCGTGGAGGGTCACTGCAAACTCTAATTCTGGAGGAGAAACTCTTGGTTCTGACGCCTATTCCCTTGCGACTCTTCCTCAAACCCTCTCCGACACGAGAATAAGAGTTACCTGGTCGCCTGTCTCAACCGCCTCTGGGGTTTTAACTGGTTACAACGTTTACCGAGGGTCTCCAGGTGATGAGGTCTGGATTGGAGGTACCGATAACACAACAACTCAGTTTGATGATTATGGCCAGACGCCCACAGATGCGTTTAGGACAGTTCCTCTTGCCAACTCGACTGGGGGGTTGAAGGCCAAATATTCTCTTCGATTCCAGGACAGACTTGTATTTGCAGGAATTCCTGGTGAGCCAAGCAAGGTTGTAATTTCTGGTAGGTATCCCCAGCAGGAAAGATTTGATTGGTATGCTGGTGGAGGATATATTTATATCGAACCAGACTCTGAGGAAATTGTTACTGGATTGGCAACCTACTACCAGTCATCAACCTCAACCCAAACGATAGTTGTATTCAAGGAAACTTCTGTTTGGGAGCTTCGTCTTAGCACTGTTACTTTTGGACAATATACAATTCTTGAGCCAACATATAGATTACTTACTCGTTCACAAGGATGCTCTTCACACAGGTCTATTAAGCCCGTGGAAAATGATATTATGTTTTCAAATCGAAAAGGAATTTATATTCTTCGATATGAACCACAGCTTTTGAATGTTATTAACGCTAACGAAATTTCGGCAAAAATTCGACCATTTTTTGAGGGACTGACAGACGCTGACCTTATTTCTGCAAGCGCTGCCTATATTGACAAAAAATACGTGCTTTCTTTTCCTAACTCAAGACAATCAATCATATTTGACAGAGAAAGACTTTCTTTTACTGGTCCATGGACAACTCCTTTTGGAATTGCTCAATGGGCAAGCTACGTTGACTCTGGTGGAGTAGAAAGATGGGTTGCAATAGATTCTAACGATGAATATGTGACTGAGTTCGGCAAAAACTATCAAGACGATAAGGGTACGGCAATTAATACTATTTTTAAATCCCGAAGAGAAGATTTTGGTGACTGGACTATCTTTAAGACCATAAATGAAGTTTTCATGAACTTCAGAGATATCGTTGGGGTAATCAACGTCAATATTTACACCGAAGACCGTGAAGGTGTAACCGCAATTGCAAAATCATTTTCTACATCTTCAAGTGGTGTTTCAGGAACTTCTGGAATAGGAACAGACCAAATGGGAACAGCCATTATGGGAGGAACATTAAATGATGCAAGTTCTTTTGCGGGAGAGGTTCCAAAGAGGGCTTTCCTTTACAAATCTTCTCGAATTGTACAAATTGAAGTAAGAACAACGGGAAATACATCAGACTATGAATTGCTTGGAGCAAAAATTGTCGGTATCCCGCAGGCAAGGGGGAACAGTCCATCAAGTTGGAACGTAACCGCTTGACAGGGATATGGTTAGTGGGATTTCATAATAATTAGAAAATATGACATTTTGGAAAGTCGGTACTCAAAACGCTATAACAACATCGCTCGATGGGTCGATAACGGACTCAGTTACGACCATTGATTTAACAAGCACTGTTGGGTTGCAATACCCAGGGATAATTGTTGTAGACCGAGTTGATGCAAACGGGGTTGCTACTCCAATCTCAAGAGAATATATTTCTTACACAGGAATATCTGGTAATTCTCTCACTGGATGTGACAGGGGGGTAGGAGGGTCAAGTGAGCAGGCGCACGGGTCTGGCGCAGTTGTTGAAGAAGTATGGTCAGTAACTCATTGGAATGATTTTTTTACTGTTTGGACAGCTGAGCACTCAGCGACGGGAGAGCATACAAAGGGAGTAGAAACCTTGACTTATTCACCGACGGTTAATATTGACCTTTCTTTAGGCAACGTTTTTCAGCTTACTTTAAGTGGGGACCCAACCCTGACTATCTCAAATGCAACGGTTGGACAGATTTTTGTACTTAGATTAATTCAAGGTGGCGCTGGTAGCCATACAATTGGTACCTGGTTTTCTACAATTAAATGGGAAGATTCGGTTGCACCAACGCTTACTACCACAGCGGGCAAAATAGATGTCCTTGTGTTTATTGTAGTTTCTTCTGGCAATTACGACGGTTTCATTGCAGGCCAGAACATGTAAATCAAATATGCATAGTAAAATAAAAAGTTTTTTTATTTTCGTAGTCGTGGGCTACGAAGAGAAACAAGAAAATGGTACTCTCGTGGATGCAATTAGTTATGAAGTAATTGCGGAAACATCAGATGAGGCTATTGCGAAAGCAAAAGGACTTTTTAAAAAACCGTTTTACAGAGTAAGTCAAATAATTGAGAAAGAAATTATTTAATAATGGCTACAATTGCAACAAACATAATTTTAATTTGGACAGGCACTAATGCCAGTATTCCTGGTGGTTGGTCCAGACAAACGACCCTTGACGGAAAGTATCCAAAAGCAACCGCCGATGGTACTAATCCAAACCAAACGGGTGGAAATTCAACCCATTCCCATTCTTCATCAGCACACTCTCATTCTATGTCCTCACATACGCATATTTTCAATCTTCCTTATAGCGGTGGAGACGGAAATGATTCAGACAGTGGAGGAACGGAACTAACTGCAAACCACTACCACGCAGCAAGCGTCTCTGGATTAAGTGATGGAGGGTTATCAAGTGTTACTTCTACTTATGCAAGTATTTCAAATGACCCACCCTATTATAAAGTTATTTTTATAAAAGCAGATTCTCCTACTCTAGTACCAAGCCAAGCGGTGGGGCTGTGGTCTAATGAATCGGAAATTGCTTCTGGTTTTACTAACTGTAATGGAACGGGAGGAACACCCAACCTTACCGACAAATATCTCAAAGGGGCGGCAACTGGAGCAGATGCTGGAGATACAGGTGGCTCTACGCAAAACATTCATGACCTTACCCATACCCACACCGAGAGTTCGCACTCTCACGCACAGTGGTTAAAGGAGTCTGGAGGAGTACCTGGTGGTGGCCGTAGAGGACAGGGCTCAAGTGGAGGAAGGGCAAATTTGAACCATTATCACTATTATGCTGCAAACGCCAACACTGCGGGGAGTATAAGTTCTGCTCAACTTACAACCACTGAAACAGTAGAGCCTGCCTATAAAAAATTGCAGGCCGTCCAGAATACAAGTGGAGGAACGAAACCTGTTCCCCTGGGATTAATAGGAATGTGGTTAGGAACATTGGCCAACGTTCCTCGAAGATGGGCTCTTTGTGATGGCTCAAACGGAACACAAGACATGAGAAGCAAGTGGTTAAAAATTGCAGTTAACTCTGGAGAAATAGGGGATACTGGGGGGTCAAATACGCATACTCATGCCGCGCAGGGGCACACGCACACAGGGGGGTCTCATACTCATTCCAGTGCGTCAAGTTCAACCAACCTTAGACACGACCAAAACGGAGACGTGGGACAGAACGGTGTTGGTGGTAGCTGGGAAGTTATGAATAAAGATAGGTCTCACGGAAGCGTTAGCTCTATAGATTCCAACACCGTAAGCTGGGCTAGTGCAAACACAACAGGAGATAGTTCAAGCAATGAGCCTGAATATCTAACCGCAGCCTATATTCAATATATTGGTGGCCCAATGGGGGCAAGCGTACTTGCTGCATTAGCGGCATCTTAATAATATGGCAATAAATATTTGGAAAACAGCAACAAGCAATGCGTTTACAACAACGCTAAATTCTGCTATCACTTCATCGGCAGAAACGATTGATTTGGTTTCAACCTCAAACCTTCAGTATCCTGGCGTTTTGGTAATTGATAGAGTGGACTCAAATAACAATGCCACCCCCAACAACCGTGAATATGTTTCTTTTGCAGGTGTTTCAGGAAGTTCGGTTACTGGATGTGTAAGGGGAAAGGCTGGTTCGACCAACCAGGCCCATTCGGCTGGAGCAATGGTAGAAGAAGTTTGGTCAACAACCCACTGGGGAGACTTTCTTGATACTTTTGCTGAAAGTCATGACTCAAGCGGAAAGATTGTGACTAACTCATGGGCAACATTTGATTACGGGATGGATACAAATGACCTTATAGTTACTCGGCATTTATATGCTTCTGGTGCTTCTATAAGCGGTTTTAATACACCCACAGAATTAAGTTGGTTTGTAGATTCTGCAGGAACTCCAGGGACGCGGGTGGGAGGAGCTTTTCCTGTAAGTAGATATGGAACATTAACTCATTTTACGGCTGTTTTATCAGCCCCTGCTTCAGGTGCTTCATTGATTATCGATATTAACAAAAACATGACATCTGTTCTTGGAAATCTTAGACTAACAATTCCTGGGGGCGGCACATATGTATCAACCGCCTCAATTGCGACAAAAGACTTTTCACCAGGAAATATTTTTACAATGGATATTGATGCCAGTGGCGGCGTTGCGTCTGGTCTTCGTGTTTTCGGAAGATAAAAAAAGACAGTTGCAATGGTTGACACAGCGTGATACCAATTAAATATGCCAAACGGAATGCAAATGCCAGGAATGGCCCAAGGAGAACAAGCAGCAATGCAGGGAGGACAAGCATTGAATTTGGATGAAAATCCTTTTGCCAGTATTTTTGCGCAGGGGCAAGCGCCTGCCGCCCCCGCTCAGCCAGCCCCAACTGGCCAAATGATGCAAGGAGGAATACAGGGACAGGGAGAAGAAGTGATGATGGGACCAGAAGAACTTCAGCCAGGAAAAACTGGAGATAATACAAAACCCCTTCTTGGTGCAATTCAAAACCTCCATGCGTATATTTCTGCATCAAGTGACCCAGGAACAATCCGATTGGTTAGAAACTTAATCAGTGCGTTGACGCAGTTGGTTGCTCGTGACCAAAAACAAGGAGAACAAATGGCACAACAACAAATGCAGCAAATGGCATCGCAACAACAAGGTGCTTCTCAACAAGCTGCTCCGATGATGCCGCAAGGACAACCAGCGGGGGGGCCACCAGCGGGAGGACAACCCGAAATGCCTACCATGCAATAACATGGATATAAAGTGGACAGGAGCTCATACTAACAACTACACCGTCGGTCGTGGCGGAAAGAAAATTTCCAAAGTCGTAATGCATTGGATTGTTGGAACTCTTGAAAGTGCAGACGCCACCTTCGCTAATCCCGACCGAAAAGCCTCAGCACATTACGGAATAGGAGACGATGAAATCCATCAATATGTTAAAGAAGAGGATACTGCCTGGCATGCGTCTAATTGGACAATTAATCAAGAATCAATTGGCATTGAACACGAGGGGGGATGGCTTTTGGACGATGGAACAAGAAAAGTTCCGACCGACAAAACCCACGAAACTTCTGCACAGCTTATTGCAGATATTTGCAGACGACATTCAATTCCTTTAGACAGAGAGCACATAAGGATTCACAATGAATATTCGGCAACAGCTTGTCCAGGGACGTTAGATGTCAATAAAATAATTGAAAGAGCAAAAGTTCTATTGGCACCATCTCCAACCCCGACACCTCCATCGGAAGTTATCACAAACCCTCAAGCAAAAATTGATTTAGGGGCCCCCTGGGGGGTTATGGAACTTCAAGCAATTAAGTCAACAATTAATGACCAGAAAAGAATTATCGACAATTGTCAAAACAGCTGTGACGACAAGGTAAAACAGGCCGTAGAATCGGCAGTATCAGAAAAAGAGGTAATTTGGCAGGCACAGTTGGAGAGTGCTAATTTGATTATTGAA